AGCAGGTTGAAGCCTACGACCCCACGAAGGCCAGTGGAAAAGCATTAGCGTCGCGCTGGGTAGAAATGTTCAACGCCACCCGCACCCGTTTCCAGAACGAGATCGCCGACATCCCGATCGCCAACAAGGCGTACCGGCTGCGTGCGCTCGACCGAATGATGACGAAGGCCGAGACAATGCGGAATATGGCGCTGGCAGCGTCACTGATTGAGCAGGCTGCTAAAGAGTGTGGTGATGCTTACACCAACAAACATAAATTCGAACACTCCGGGCCAAACGGTGGTGCTATACAGACGATCACCATGAGCAAAGAGGAATACAAATCCGCAAGGCAGGAGATGATGGAGGATGACGACTGCTGAGCAAAAGGCATTTGCCCGTAAAGTTGAATGCGAAGAGGATGGGCTGTATTACGCGCGCTATTTCTTCAAGCAGCGCACCGGCGGCAAGATGATTGTCGCACCGCATCACAAAGTTATTCAGCAGACGCTGAACCGCGTTATGGATGGCGATATAAAACGCCTGATCATTAACGTTCCACCTGGTTACACCAAAACAGAACTGGCCACAATTAACATGATGGGCCGGGGACTCGCGCTAAACCGGCGCGCCCGTTTTATGCACCTTTCGTACTCCCACCAGCTGGCATTACTTAATTCATCAACCGCACGCGGCATGGTCAAATCGCAGGCCTATCAGTCAATGTGGCCGATGGCGTTGCGTGACGATGCGGACAGTAAGGCTATGTGGTGGAATGAATATGGCGGCGGGGTTTACGCATCGTCCGCTGCCGGGCAGGTTACCGGCTTTCGTGCCGGACACATGGAGCCAGGCTGGCAGGGCGCGCTGATTATCGATGACCCGGTAAAACCAGATGATGCCTACAGCGAAACTGTACGCGATGGCGTGAACAACCGCTTTAACGAAACCATCAAATCACGTCTGGCCGTAGAAACAACGCCGATGATTGTGATTATGCAGCGTATCCACTATCACGACCTCAGTGGATACCTCCTGCGCGGTGGCTCCGGTGAAATGTGGCATCACCTGAATCTGCCGGTAATTATCGATAACAGCCAGGCGTATTCGGCGCAATACCCGGAAAACACCCACGCTATCCCTGTTGATCATGGTCTGCCTGACGGCTGGCTCTGGCCGTTCAAGCACAACGAGTCACACCGCGTATCGCTGTTCTCGCACCGGCGAACTGCCGAGGCGCAGTACATGCAGAAGCCCCGCAAATTTAACGCGGAGGGCGCACTGTGGACTGAGGCAATGATTAGCGCCGCGCGCGACCTGCAGATCCGCTTTGATAAGGTCCGTACGGTTATTGCGATTGACCCGCAGGCCACGAACAGCGATGAAAGCGATGAAACCGGGATTGTGGCCGCCAGCGCATACGGTGCTGGTGATAAAAAACAGTTCTCTGTGGATGGCGATTACAGCGCCGGGTTCAAAGGCCGCATTATTCGTGTTCATGCCAATAAAGGGAAATTTGCCCGCGCTGAACCGATATCCGCGCTCTACGAACAGGGGCGCGTAGCCCATCACGGCAATCTCTATCTACTGGAAAACCAGTTGATGGAATACGTGCCAGCTACTGCCAAAAAGTCTCCTGACCGACTGGATGCCGCCGTGTATGCGCTGACCGAACTCGGCGGAGCGCAGGCAATTGGCATGATGATCCCGAAACGCCTCAGATAATTTACGGACCCTGCATGAATAAAAATCTTCAGCTGGCCGTCAACCATGCGTTGAACGATGCCAGGCTTGCGCGCGCCCGTATGATGGCCGCCAACCCAACCATGGGGCTGGATTCAAAGCGTAGCTCGGCATGGTGCGAGTACGGATTCAAGGACGACATTACCTTCGATGACCTCTACAGCCTGTACCGGAGAGGCGGTATTGCCCATGGCGCGGTCAAAAAGCTGATCGGTGCGTGCTGGCAAAGCAACCCGGAAATTATCGAAGGAGATAAGCAGGACGAAACCCGCCCGGAAACAGCCTGGGAAAGCAAGGCTAAGTCTGTGTTAACGCATCGCTTCTGGCGCTCTTTTGCCGAGGCTGATTTGCGACGGCTTGTAGGGCGTTACTCCGGCATTCTGCTGCATGTACGGGACAACAAAGACTGGAACCTGCCTGTAACCAGAGGGCGGGGACTGGAGAAAATCACCGTTGCCTGGGCGGGAACAATCAAGGTTAAGGACTGGGATACAGGCCTCAATTCCCGAACCTACGGCCAGCCGAAAATGTGGCAGTACATCGAGCAACTGGCGAACGGTGCCATCCGGCGCGTGGAAGTTCATCCGGATCGCGTTTTTATCCTGGGTGATTATTCCCCCGATGCTATCGGGTTTCTGGAGCCCGCTTATAACGCTTTTGTAAGTCTGGAGAAGGTGGAAGGCGGCTCCGGTGAATCGTTCCTGAAGAACGCGGCCCGCCAGCTGAGCATTAACTTCGATGAAAAAATCGATTTCACCAATCTGGCCTCGCTCTATGACGTGAGCGTTGCAGAACTGCAGGACAAATTCAATGAAGTCGCCGTTGAGATTAACCGTGGCAACGATGCGCTACTCACCACGCAGGGCGCAGCTGTAACGCCGCTGGTGACATCTGTGGCTGACCCCGGCCCGACTTATGACGTAAACCTGCAGACAGCCGCCGCCGCGCTGGATATCCCAACAAAAATCCTCGTTGGCATGCAAACGGGCGAGCGAGCGAGCACCGAAGACCAGCGTTACTTCAACGCGCGCTGCCAGTCCCGCCGGGGCGATTTGTCATTCGATATTGAAGACCTGTGCGACAAGCTGGTGGATCTGGGCATTCTCGACGCGGTAGGGCAGAAAGCGGTTATCTGGGATGACCTGAACGCAAGCACTGACGCCGAGAAGCTGGCAGCAGCCAAAACCATGGCGGAAATTAACAGCACCTTGATCGCCACTGGCGAACAGCCCTTCACCGGTGAAGAAATTCGCGTCGCTGCAGGGTATGAGGGCTCGCCTGCACCGCTGGGGGAAGACGATGAAGAAGAGGAAAACGAAACCTCCGATTCTGCCGGGAAACCTTAACGACCCCACTGGTGCAGACCGCCTCGAGCGCGGTGCGATTAACGAGTTCGGCAAACGGATAAGGCGAATCGCAAAAGCGTACCAGGACATTCTCGACCGCATTCCCGCATCACCTGCTGTAAACCTTCGCTACGCATTCGACCTGGACACCTCACTGCTATCAATGCTTCTCAGCAATGCCTCGGTGATGGTTAATGAAATCCTCTTTGGTGGCAGCGAGACCGATTTCTGGTTCTGGCGGGATTACGTCAGGCAGGGATATCAGCGCGGTACGGCTCAGGAATTTGCCAGCCTGTCGCAGCAGTCGCCGGTCTATGCCGCCGGACGTGAAAGTCTCCAGCAGTTACTGCTGAGCGATCCCTATCAGCGCCGCCTGTTGCTGGTGAGAGCCCGCGTGTTTGAGGAGATGAAAAACCTCAGTGCGCGGATGAAATCGGATATGGCGCGCATTCTGACCGATGGCATGGGGCGGGGGCAGAACCCGAGGGAAATTGCGAAACGTCTCACCAGTCAGACCGGGATTGAACTCAGCCGTGCTAAGCGTATTGCCCGCACGGAAATACCGACGGCGCTGCGCCGTGCCCGGTGGGATGAAACGGATGATGCTGAGGCTCAGTACGGCATTACAACCCGTCTTTTGCATCTGTCAGCATTCAGCCCGACAACGCGGCGTAAACATGCGCTTCGCCACGGGCATCTCTACACCACCGAAGAGGTTCGCGACTGGTACAGCGTCGACGGCAACGCGATTAACTGTAAATGCACGCAGGTTGCTGTGCTTGTTAACGCAAGCGGTCAGCCGCTTAACCCGAACATCATTGATATGGCTAAAAAGCGCCTGGAGAAAGCGCAGAAAGCCGGACTCATCGCCAACCACTGCGACTGCGGCCACCACAGAGCCGCGTAACCGCGAGACATCACCATGACCATGCAA